GTTCCAACAATGATTTCTTCATTTTCAAGTTCGCGGAGGACCTGAATGAGAGCTCCCTTGATCATCTGAAGAATCTGTGGAGAGTTCTTCCTACCGATGAATTCAGCAAGAGCCACTCTGCAGTTCTTGGCAATGTAGTTTGTCACAAGACGAACAGAGATTTCTTTTCTGTTGAAGTTGTCGTCTGAAATCCAAGAAGTAACACCTTGAACAACCTTTAGACTTCCGCCGATTCTTTCGATTACGCAGACTCCGTTGTCGATGAGTTGAAGAATCTGGCGGTTCTTGAAGTATGTTGAGAGAGCCTGTACTCCAGAAACAACCTTGTTTGTAATAGGTTCGCCGACGTTGAAGGAAGCAATCAATCCTGCAATGTAAGCAGCAGTGTAGGTGCCATTGAAGAACTTTAGATTTCCCTTTAGATCGAAGGTCTTCAAACGAGGTGCGCAAATGACGATGTATGGAGAGTTGACTGCCATAGCTTTTGCTATGAGAGTGTCTGTAAGAGTGTCATCATTTCCATCGGTTGTTGCAGTAGTCCCAGCGGGATCTAGTCCTTCAAACTGATAGCCCGTCAAGCCGATTCTTTCCTCTGAATTGAGAGTACTCATTTCCTTGCAATGAGTCAGAAGATAAGAGAAAACAGCGTTTGGATCAGCTGAAGCAACCGAGTAGGTCAAGTAGGTATCAACGATAGGAACCATCAAGTCGATGTCTAGATCTTCATAGATTTCATTGAAGACGCCCTGATAAGACGATTCGTCGATTACTCCATAGCTTCCTTGAGTCGATGCAGAAGCAAAGCTGAATGTGAAAAGAACTGAAGTGTCTGTAGCATCTCGAAGAAGGTCTTGATCTTTATTTGCTGACGTTGTGAAAATGTCTCCTGAATCTTCAGCGTAAACGTAAGGTTGAGATCCAGAGTTTAGCCAATCAAAAACAGCTTTTACGTTGGCTGTGAGATAGTTTGTATTTCCCGCTGTAAATGTTACTGTTCCATAGTCGAGCTGAACAGCAGGCATTTCTTTCATCACCGTGAAGGTGAATAGAGTACTGTCGATGGCGACCGCTGTCATCGCTGCCTTGATTCTTTCAACTAGATCGGTCGTTGTTGCAACTCCTACAAGATCAATAGCAGCAGTAGGAGTTCCGTCGTAAGTAGCAACAAGGTTATAAGCCGTAGATACCTGAGTAATAGCTATAGAGAGCTCCGCAGATCCACCATTGACTATCTTTAGAACATCATAGTAAACCTGCGTTCCCACGATTTCGTTTCCCTGAGCCTCGACTGTTACATCGATTCCCTTAGTGGCGTTCTTGTTGGTGATTACCTGGATTCCATTTGCATGTGAACCATACGCATTTGAAAGAAGAGAAAATGGACAGTTAGGAGAGTCAGATGTTGCGTAAACAGCCTGAGCTGGAGGAGTTGTGAACGCGTGAGTCGAACCGTCGTACGTTCCACCCACTCTAGTAGCCCAAATGTATTGAGCACCTCCATTGAATGCCATCGCAACGCCATCAACTAGAGGACCCTCACCGAAGATGTCTGTTGCGTCAGAAAGCGATGTCAAGAGGTATGCCTGATTAGGAATACCGTCCTTTGCTGGACCCATCATACCTATTACGTTAGCTCCAACAAGACCAACAGGTGTCAACGCAGTGTCGTCAACATAAGTCAAGACCGCTGGTTTTATGTAGTATCTTCCGTTGAAGAAAATTCCCATCTATGTATCTCCTTTATTCAGAAGTGCGTATTTCTGTTGTGTAAATTAGTGACTCTGTATCAATTATTCCTCTGTGGGAACAATTGTTTCGTTTCCATCAAAGCAGTTTCCAGTGAGGATAATCTGTGAAATCTCACCAAAGATTTCAGGCCAGCTTTCGACATATTTGAATCTAACGATAAGATGAATGTGATAAACATCGTTAGGAAAGTACTCAGCATCGGGCGAAAATCTATCAGTATTTATGTCTAAATCGGCCATGTCATCGTGCGTAATCGAGTACTGCTGAAGAATAAATCTAACAAGAGAGCCCAATAGACGAACCAAGAGAATCTGTTTTCCCAAAATGTTTATGCTATAAACGCCCTGCATAATCGTTCCGTATTCTTCGCCCGCGACACCGTCGTCTTCAACTGTCGTTTCGCCCAAATAGCCGCCGAGACCTTGCCCTGATTCTAAAATGGTTTCTTGGTCTACGACGCATGTAATAACCGGCAAAACCGTCGATAGATTAGAATAAGACGTATGATACTGAATCTTATCGTTTATGATAATGTCTTTGAAAGTGTTTCGCTCATTATCATCTAAATCAAGAGCATCGAATAAATACGTAAATGTATTGTCGAAATCGCTTCCTGAAGTCTTCAATGATTCGAACGCATTTTTTATTATGCGAAGAATATGGTATTCATTCAACGGAACCATGTGTTTCTCTTTTTTTCCTCCAGTATTCTAACCAAAACTTTGAAGCTCCAGGATTTTTCTTTCCGTACATAGAATTTCCTTGTCCCTTCATTCTAATGCTGTGCTTAGGTCTTTTAATTCCTTTTCTCGACAAGCTCATTCTATTTTTAGACTCTTTAGAATGTTTAAATCCCATCAAATTTTTTCGTATTTTCTGTTTAGTCTCTTCGGGTCTTATTTTCCCATACATGGGATGATTTTCTTTATTTTTAAATCTTTCTTTTAAAGAATAACTAATTTTATTTTTAGAATTAGAAGAAAACTCTATCAAACCACCTTTCGCATCCTTACAAATGTTGTACTCTGGTTTCAAAGTGTCTAGATAGTGTTGTTCTCTTTCAATAAGTTTTGATTTATCTAGAACTTCTTCTATGACTTCAAATGAGAAGTTCTCTTCTCCGTATTTATTCCAGGCTCTTTGAAGATAATCGCTATGATGACGCTGTTTCTTTAAATCTCTTATGTGTTCCGACTGCCTTCTTTTAAAATCTATAGTTCGACCGACATAAAATTTATTGTTTCCTAAGTTTATTATTTCATAAATGCAGCAAATCACTCTTTATTCTGCTCCATCGTCGTCATCATCTTTCACTAAGGTCGCTTTTTCTCCACCCTGAATCTCAACTGCTTTTCCTATTGTTACAAAAGAACAGCCTTTTTTCCAAGTATCGAGCACTGATTTTCTATGACTTATTTCAACCGAATCTATCTTTGAAGAAGCTCGACGTTCCAGGTCTTCAGCAACTCTAGAGCGGACATCATCTGATTTTCTTGGAGTGATGTTCTTTTCTCTAGATGTTTCAGCGGGATAACCTCCAGAAACTCTGGCTATCTTGTCGGACTTTTCAATGTGGTCAATAGTTCTGTCATCCATAGATTTCATTCCCCAGACAACAGCTTTTCCGCCAGGACCACCCTGAGAGAGTTTCTTCTTTTTTCCTTCTTCCATTTCTCTCTTTGTGTCGACCTCTTTAGCTCGACGTTCCCATTCTCCCTGCTCTACTTTTCCTCTGAAGGGACTCACTGACTTTTCGGAAGCCTCACCTGGTTTGCCAGTATAATAGTAAGCGTCTTTTCCTTCTTTTTCAGCTCGTTTTATCAAGTCTTTATTAGAAGGTCTAGAAGCTTTCGTTTCTTGTCGAGGATTTTTTACACCCCGAGTTGATTCAAAATACGCACGAGCTTCAGGCTCCAACAGCCCTTTGACGAGGTCTACTGTTCGTTCGTCAAGAGATTTATTTCGCAATTCTGGATAGTTTCTTCTAATATCCTTTAGATGTTCTCTAATAACAAAGTTTTCCGCAGCTTCTTTTCCTTCTTTTTTTATTCGATCACCTTCTTCTTTAGAAATAGGAATAAGATGATCAGGAAGTTTTACTTCTGATTCAACTGACTTTTCTGACTGTTCTCTATACAATTTTTGTGCGCCTAGACTATAATCAGGTCTATAAGGATTTAATCTTTGTTCAGTCTTCTTTTGACCTTCTTTATTACTCTCTATAATCTTCTTTTTCTGTTCTTCAGACAAAGAAGAACCAGAAGTAGTTTTCACTTGACCATGTCCCGCAGCTTGACCACGATAACGAGACTTTTCCAGTAGAGCATCAATGGATTTCGCTAAATTTGATTCTTCAGATTTCTTAGTGGGAACAGTTTTCGTTTTAGTCGGCATTCCAGGCTTGAAAGGTTTTTGTTCCTTGTCGCGCCAAGTGATCTTATTGTCGTCTGTTTTCTTAGTACTACTTTCAACAGATTTTCTTGTTCCGCGCTCGACCTGCTTCGCTCTACGTTCATCCTCTGCCATGACTCCAGACCGAGGTTTCTTTTCGTTTTTCCAAGCAGCAGAAAGTTCATCATCTATCTGCTTATTAGACATCTGGCGAGGATTTACATCGCCCTTTGCTTTATTTATAAGATTATCTATAATCGATTTATTCATCTTAGTCCTCTTTATGTCGAGCTAGTCCTCTTTCAGCAGCTTTTCTATCATGAGGGTCTTTACTTTCAGCGAGTTTCTTTAGATTAGAAACAGAACCCCCTTTTGTTCGCTCATAGTGTTCTTTTTCTGTGGGACCTGGATTGCTCATCGTCTGGACTTTAGTGACATCGACAACTTCTTCTCCATCACTTCCAGAAGCTTTTGCTTGTTGTCGCAGCTTGTATGCAGGTGTTTCGCCTGCACGGAGACGTCCTTTAGCTAGAGAAACCATGTCTCTATAGACATCAAATGCTTTGTTGAGGTCTGCGACTTTTTCAATGTTTGATTTACTCATTTTATTATTCCTCGTCAAGAAGTTCCTCTAGAGACTTATAGAGTTCTGCAATCTGAGACTTCATTGAACGGAGCTTTTCCTGGTCGCCAATAGAGACGGGCTTTCCCTTGTCTTCCATCTTTCCAGTTTCCTTGTTTCGTTCACGAGCCTGAATCTCATCTGTCTTCTTCTTATAGACGTATCTCTTTGAGTCATCCTTTTCTGGCTTTCCTTCGGCACCCTTCTTGTGAACACGAGTTTCTGGCTCAGACTCATAAGAGATCTGACGAACCTTCTGACCGTCGATCTTAGCTGATTTATCTGGCGAGCCCTTTTCAAGACCCATGTTTTCTAGAACTGACTTTGAGAATTCCATTGACCATTCCTTAGACATTTGTGTATCTCCTTCAGATTTTTCTATGTCGAAATCGTTTTCTGATTTTACTTGAGAAGTTGTTCCTGAGAATCTCTTTAGAGCATTCGCCTTCATTTTTTCTTTTTCTTCTGCGGCTCTTTTTAGCATTGCAGGGTCTTTCACTCCACCTGTGTGACCTGCTGGCTCTGCATGAACCTTGGC